GCTCAGTTGGTAGAGCGATGGTCTCCAAAACCATATGTCATCGGTTCAATTCCGATTGCGCCTGTTGTGGACTACTGCGACCTCCTTTCGTTTGATTTTGTGTTTTTGGTTTTGTTTTTCATTATGCGGTAGTCATATAAATTTTAAAAACCTTCGACAAAAGTATTGACATATGGTTAACCATATGCTATTATATACTTGTAAGGAGGTGAGATACAGGTGAGCAAGAAACGAAAGAAAAAGAAAAACTCCATAGATTGGATTGAAGTGCTAGTTCAAACAATCACAGGAGTTGTTTCTGGAGTGATAGCCGGAATTATTACTTGGCTAATCACAAAATAATGAAGGGCAAGAGGGGATGAAACCTCTCTTGTTAAATAAAATATAACACGATTGTTCATCTGTGTAAAGCTATGAGAATAGAAATAATTGTAGCAGTTGTAGTTGCAGTGGTTGCTGGAATAGTTGGAAGAAATTTATATCGGAAGTGGAGGGATGAACATGCCAAAAGGTAATCCTACTCCACAAACAATAGCATCCGAGAAGTACCAGAAGAAAACTGGTTGGATGACTAAAGGATTTAAACTAAAGCGAGAGGTGGCAGAAGAATTTGCAGAGGCTTGCGAGAAAGCTGGCGTAAGCCAAGCTGGCAAGATAACTGAATTAATGAAACAATTTATTGAAGAAGTGAATAGTAAATAGCAGTGGAGCATCTGGCAAAAGCCGGGTGCTTTTTATGTATAAGCATATAAAATGCAGGAGGTAGTGATGAAGATAATCAAAAAATTATTTTGTAAACATGAAAGAGTTGTGCACCACAGCACAGATTTAATCAGGCAGAAGGATGGCAGCTTTATCACGAGCCATAAATGGAGGTGCGAAAGGTGTGGAAAAATAATTCCGGGGAAGAAGTGATATGAGGAAGTTTTATGAGAGTAAGCGATGGAGAAAGAAAAGGGAACATATATTAAGACGCGACTCATATCAATGCCAAGAGTCAAAGAGATACGGGAAGTATGCAGAAGCAACGACAGTACACCATATCTATCCACTGGAAGAGTATCCAGATCTTGCATTAATGGACTGGAATCTCATCAGTATGTCCGCAGCGCAGCATGACCGGATGCATGATAGAAAGACAGATAAGATCACGACTGTTGGATTATATTGGCAGAGAAAGAGAAGAAGGGAATTTGAAGCATGGGAAAAATTAAGATGTATAAACTCAAATGGGCAGGCAAAGTAGATGAGAGTACGAAGGAAGTTGCTGCAATATTGGAAGAAATAGTAAAGACATGTGTTAATAGCCACGCATGCGGGTATGATTCTTGGAGCATGATGTCGAATTGTCTTGGAGAGATTTTTATATCAATCGTTACGATAAGAAAGGATTCAGCATCGGACATGATTAAATGGATGGAATAGAAAGCCGGAATAAACTTGAAGATGAAAGAGATTGAGGTATCCCCCCCTCCCTTTTGAAAATTGAAAGCGTCTCAGGAGAATCGGGAGAGAGGACTCTTTCCAATAGCGCGGGATTCTGAAAATAAATTTTCCGGCAGGATAGGAGGTGAGAATAGATGGCAAGATACATACCGCAAAGGCAGACGATTATTGATAGGACAGTCAAGTATATGAAAGAACTGGGAACCTATAAAGTGCAGTATAAACAGGTGATTGAGATCTACGCAGACATGATCTATCAGTATAATATCTTAAGTAAACAGTTTGAAGAGTCTGGATATGAAGTGATTCTAGATACAGAGAAAAGCGGGGGTAAAAAAAGCCCTATTCTCGTGAGTCTTGAAAACCTCCGAAAAGATATCGGGACATATTCCGACAGACTGATGCTGAATGCCAAAACGTACAATGCAGAGATTGAACAGCCGAAAAAAGAGAAATCTGCATTTGCATTATTATTAGAAAAACAGCAAGGGAAGTAAATGGACTTATCCCATATTAACAGTTCGCATTTCGATACGGCTGTGCGTTATGCGGAGGATATCACAAGCAAGAAAGTCTTAGTGAATGTAGACAGAGTGCTTGCGTGCAAGAGATTTCTGGCAGATTTGGAACGCGACGATTTAGAGTTTCGCAGTGATCAATTCGATTTCGTAATTGATTTGATCGAGGGGACTATCCACCACGTACAAGGCGAGGACAAGAATGGAGTCAGCTTTAAAGGCACTCCAATGCTATTGACTGATTGGCAGAAGTTTGTCTGTGTAAATTTATTTGGATTCTTTCGAAAAGGAACAGATATCCGGCGTTTCAATGAAGCGCTTATTTTTTTGCCAAGAAAACAGGGAAAAACATCTTTTAGTGCTGCGCTTGCAGAAGCAAAAAGCATTCTGGACAGAGGGTCTGGAGCAAAGACATATATTGTTGCAAACTCTGTAAAACAGACAATGGAGAGTTTTGGATTTTTGGTAGATAATGTTGAAACTTTGCGTGGAGATGTTGATAAGCTAAGAATCCGAAACAATAACCAAGAACATTCTATCAGTATTGATTTTGGAGACGGTACTGCTGAAATGTATGCGATCGCCAACCAAGAAGATAAGTTGGACTCTTTAAACTGCAACTGTCTGATTCTGGACGAGCTGCATTCTTGGAAAAGAGCCGGGGCAAAAAAATATATTTTAATGAAAAATGCCATGAAGGCATATAGAAACAAATTGTTGATTGGTATTTCTACTGCCGGAGATATTCCAGATGGATTTCTTGCGAACAGAATCAAAACTCTACATGAAGTCTTAAATGGAACGATTACAGATAAGGCATACGATTCCTATTTTATTTTTATTTGCAAAGCAGATCAGGATAAAGAGGGGAATGTGCTAAACAGCAAAGGAGAGATCACGACACTAGACGATCCAGAAGTACTGCAGATGTGTACGCCGTCCATTGGAGTTACTGTTACAGTAGATGAACTTTTGGATGATGCAGCGCAGGCAATGAATGAGCCGCAGTTGAGAGCAGAATATTTGAATAAGACATTAAATATCTTTACAAATGCTCTGAACGCATACTTTGATATTAACGAATTCAGATCATCTGATGATGAATATAACTGGTCGTTGGAAGAACTGGCAAAACTGCCGATCACATGGTATGGAGGCGCCGACTTATCAAAACTTCACGATTTAACAGCCGGCGCAATCTACGGAACATACAAAGATGTTGACATCTGCATCACACACGCTTTCTTTCCAAGGGCTGCTGCAATTAAAAAAGCTGACGAAGATGGTATCCCATTGTTTGGTTGGGAAGAAGACGGATGGCTGACAATGAGTAATACAGCGACAGTGCTTCCAGATGATATTGTGAATTGGTTTATCTCTATGAAAAAGATGGGATTCAAAATAAAGATTGTAGGGTTCGATAAGAAATTCGGACGAGAATTTTTCTTAAAAATGAAAAAGTCTGGATTTAGAATACAGGATCAGCCGCAGTATTTCTATGTGAAATCCGAGGGATTCCGACATATCGAAGTAAAAGTAAAGAATAAGAAGTTTTATTATCTACATTCGGATGCTTTTGAGTATTGCGTGCAGAATGTAAGGGCGATTGAGAAAGTAGATGACATGATACAGTACGAAAAAGTAGACGGAGACGGCGGTGTAAGACGAATTGACTTATTTGATGCAGGAGTCTTTTCGTGCTGTCAGATGCTAGCGGATATGGCGCTAGGGAATGTAGCAAATAAATGGCTTAAGAGAGAATAGGAGATTAAAATGGCTAAGAAAAAGAAGCAAAAGAGTATCAGATCAGAACCACAGAATAAAATATTTGTTTATCAGGGAGCTACGTTCTCTGATTTTTTATTGCCGTCAGGATACACAACGCTAGCGCAGAATCCGGAAATCCGGGCAGCGTGTCAGAAGATTGCTGATCTCGTTTCCGGCATGACAATCCACTTGATGGAGAATGGACCTCATGGTGATGTTCGGATCAAGAATGAGTTATCACGAAAGATAGACATCAATCCATATTCCTTGATGACGAGAAAGGCATGGGTTTATAACATTGTATATTCCATGTTGTTGCCGGGTGACGGAAATGCTGTTGTTCTTCCTGTAATGAGAGATGGATACATCGATGAGCTCATTCCATTAAAGCCGTCTATGACAAGCTTTGAAGAGACTCCGACAGGATACAAGATAATCTACGGCAGTGAGGAATATGATCCAAGCGAAGTACTGCACTTTGCAATCAATCCGAATCCAGAATATCCTTGGAAGGGTACAGGCTACAGACTTGCATTAAAGGATATTGCATCGAATTTGAAACAGGCAAATGCAACTAAGAAATCCTTTATGAGTGGTCAATATATGCCGAACATCATCGTGAAAGTAGATGCAGCTACAACAGAGCTTGCCAGCGAAGCAGGAAGAAAACAGATAAAAGAAAAATATTTGAAAGAATCGAAACCGGGCGAACCATGGATAATACCTGCAGAGCTGTTAGAGGTGTCTGAGGTTAAGCCACTATCTCTAAAAGATATCGCAATTAATGAATCGGTTGAGATTGATAAGAGGACGGTTGCATCACTTTTGGATGTACCGCCTTTTTTCTTGGGGGTTGGGAGCTTTAATAAGGACGAATATAACAACTTTGTCCGGACTAGGGTAAAGTCGATTGCGGATGTTTTCCAGCAAACACTTACGAAAGGATTAATCCAGAGTCCGCATTGGTATTTTAAGTGCAACTCCAAAAGCTTGATGGCTTATGACACTAAGGAGCTTGCGGAAATTGGCATGAACCTATATATTCGAGGAATTTATACGGGAAATGATGTGCTGAATTTGATAGGAGACTCTCCGAAAGATGGATTGAATGATCTGATTATCCTCGAAAACTTTATTCCTCAGGGAATGATTGGAGAGCAGAAGAAATTAAGGGCGGGAGGTGATGAATAGTGGAGCGAAATAAAGAAAATTTAACAAGATCGTGGAAAGCAGAATTTGAAACGCGGGAAGCGGAGGATGGTAAGAAAACAATTTCTGGCTATTTCGCTGTGTTTAATTCTGAAACAGAATTGTGGCCGGGGGCTTATGAAGAAATTGCGCCGGAAGCATTTGACAGCACCATGAGCAATGATATCCGAGCACTGACAAACCACGATGATACACTCGTTCTAGGTAGAACCAAAGTAGGAACTTTACGCCTCAGAACCGATACAAGAGGTCTTTGGGGAGAAATTGATATCAATGAAAATGATTCAGACGCAATGAACCTGTATGAGAGGGTGAAACGAGGAGACGTGGATCAGTGTTCATTTGGTTTTAACATTGTGCGCGAGGAAACAGACTGGCGCGATGACGGAACTGTGAAATGGACAATCCGAGAAGTTGATCTGCACGAAGTGTCTGTATGTACATTCCCAGCTTATGAGGATACAGGCGTGCAGGCGAGGCACGCACAAGTGGAACAGTACCAACAGAAACAGATGGAACAGTGGCGAAGTAATGCTACAAAGAGATTGAAAGGAGAAAAGTAATGGCTTTAAGACAGTTGATGCTTGCGAAACAGATTGCAGGCAAAGAAAAAGAATTGGAAGAAATGCGTGGAAAAGACGCAGATTTTGAAACAAGAGAAAAAGAACTGGAAACATCCATCGAAGAAGCGAATACGGAAGAAGAGCGCTTGGTTGTGGATGACGAGATTACAAAGTTCACAGAAGAAAAAGAAGCTCACGAAGAAAGAAAAAGTGACCTTGAAACAGAAATTGAGGAGCTGCGTGGGAAAATGAAGGAATATGAAAAAACACCGGAAAGAAGGAGGAAGAAAAAAGAGATGGGCAGAAGAAATGAAGAAGAAATTGAAGAGACAAGAAGTGCAATCAATGCATTTGTGAAATCAAAGGGGCAAGTAAGAACAGAAGGATTTAAAGAAGCGGAAGCGGGCATCCTAATTCCGGTTGAAATTCTTGCTCCGCAAGAGAAACCAGAGGATGTTGTAGATCTTAAAAATTATGTAAAAAATGTGAGCGTCAACAGTTCCTCTGGAAAATATCCTGTGATTGCGAAAGCAGGAACAAAAATGAGTACAGTTGAAGAGTTGGAGCAGAATCCAGAACTCTCCAAACCTAAAATTTCGAATATTGACTACAGTATCGCAACGAGAAGAGGGTATATTCCGATTTCTCAGGAAGCGATTGATGATGCTGATTACGATGTTACGGGTCTTATTAGAGATGAAATCAACGACCAGTCTAGAAACACAAGAAATGCTGACATCGCAACGGTATTAAAGAGCGCAACACCAAAAAGTGTTACAGGTCTTGATGGTCTTAAAGATTTAGTGAATAAAGAAATCAAAAAAGTGTATCCTGTAAAATTCATTGTTTCAGCTTCTCTGTACGCAGAGTTAGACAAGCTAAAGGACACGAATGGAAGATATCTGCTGCAGGATTCCATTACTTCTTCAAGCGGAAAGATGTTGCTTGGTAGAGAGGTGATTATTTTGGATGATGAAATGATTGCAGGTAAAGGAGAACTGAAGGGATTCGTTGGAGATCCGAAATCATTCTGTGCTTTTTTTGATCGCAAACAGACAAGTGTTGAATGGGTAGACAATCAAATTTACGGAAAATTACTTGCAGGTATTGTACGGTATGATGTTAAGAAAGCAGATGGGGATGCGGGATTCTATATCACATACTCGCCGGTGGGGTAACACCCGCTGACGATACTGCCTTAATTGGCAGCGGGAAAGTTGGAAAGGCAAAAGTAGGTAAATCAAAGTAGAGGAGTGAAAATATGGCATATTCAAAGAAAACATGGGTTGACAGTGAAGTTATTACGAAAGAGGCAATGAATAATATTGAAAATGGTGTTGCTACTGCAAATGCTGGAATTCCAGTGAATGCAACAAAAGCAAAAGCTGGATTAGTGAAGCAGACGGCGTTAGTGCCGGAGGCAGCGGGAGCAAATGTGACAAAAGAGGAGTTTAAAGCTTTGCTGGATGCACTAAAGGCAGCAGGAATTATGGCTAATTCGTAAGGGTGATGGAGTTGAAGGAAACAATATTGCAATTATTAAAGTCTAGATTAGGAATCTCTACTGAAAGTAAGGATGCAATCCTGTATGCGATTATAGATGGCATACTAGATGAGTGCGAAAATGTTCGTGGAATTCAACTAGAAGAGAAACGATACAGCGATATTCTACTTGTTCTTGATTGGGCTACTTGGACATATAATCATCCAGACGGAGGTATTATTCCGAGAAGTATACAATTTAGGATTCATAATCTGATGGTTAAGGCGGTGAACAATGAATCGAACATGGGATGAGAAAGTGGTGTTGATATCTTCTGTTAGATATGTAGAAGATGAAATCGGTCAGCAAATTCCGGACGAAACAGAACAGGAAATTTGGTGCTGCAGAGATCAAATATCTCGGAATGAATTCTACCTTGCTGGACAGAACAATATGGAAATATCAGAAGTTCTGATTGTACATCCTTATGAATATGAAGGACAAAGATATATCCGATTCCGTGGAAAGAAACTGAAAGTGGTGAAAACATATCAGATTAGCATGGAAGAGTTGGAATTGACTTGTACGGAAGGGGTTGAAAAATGAGCGAGAGCATAAGTGCTGATAAACTTGCAGCAGAGATTATGCGGCAGATGAGAGAGTATACGGAAGAGGCAAAGAAAACCACACAGAAGGTTGCGAAGAGTGTATCTGGAAAAGCTGTAAAAAAATTAAAAGAAAATAGTCCGAAAAGCGAGAATGGCGGTACTTATGCGAAAAACTGGACAAAGACGACCGATAAATATGGAATTACGATATACAATAAATCTCCAACATATCGTCTAACATACCTTTTGGAAAAAGGGCATCAATTAAGAAGGGGTGGCAGGAAGATTGGAAAAGTGCAAGCATATCCTCACATTGAAGGCATAGAACAGGAAGGTATAAAAGAGTATCTGGAAGAACTGGAAAGGAGACTGTGAAATGACATTGCCAGAATTGAAAGATCAGCTAAAGGCTCTAAATCTTCCGATTGCGTATCGCTGTTTCGCAGTCGGTCAGGTGCCAGAACTACCGTATATTGTATACTATGCGGACGAAGATATTAGATTTCGCGCTGATGACATTGTGTACTATGAAGGATATGCCGTCACGATCGAAGTGTACACAGGTCAGAAAGATTTGCAATTAGAGAAAAAAGTAAAGGAACTATTAAACGAGAATGGACTCCCGTATGAATCATACGAGAGTTTTTTAGATTCTGAAAATATGTATTTGAAAGCATATGAGATTGAAATATAGGAGGTTGGAACATGGCGGTACAGAAAGAGAACAAAGTAGAGTTTGGTTTGCGCAACTGTTACTACGCAGTTGCTACGATTGGAGATCTCGGAAAAGTAGAATATGGAACACCGAAGAAATTGCCAGGAGCAGTAAGTATTACATTTGATAAAAGCGGTGATCTGGTTCGCTTCAAGGCAGATGATATTGATTACTATACGAGTGCGAATAATCAGGGGTATGAAGGTAGCTTAAATTTAGCAAGAGTGCCAGATGAATTCCGGATCGAGGTTCTGAAAGAGAAAAAGACAACAAAAGGTGTGTTACAGGAAAATTCGGATGCACAGCCTGCGAACATTGCACTTATGTTCGAGTTCCAGGGGGATGCGAAAGCAACAAAGCATCTGTTTTATTTCTGCACGGTAAACCGTCCGTCTGTATCAAGTACGACAAAAGATAGTGGAGAACCAAACACAGTAGAGCTTGCACTCGCAGCAACACCGAGACCGGGAGATAATCTTGTAAAAGCATCTACAACGGCAGAAACAGACGAGACAGAATACAAGAATTGGTATACAAAGGTATATGAAGATGCGGGGGAATAATTCCCGCTGACGATGTAGCCTTAATTGGCAGCGGGAAAGTTGGAAAGGCAAAAGTAGGAAAAGCGGAATAAATCGGGCGGTTTATTTGCCGCCCTTAATGGAGGAAGAAGATGGAGAAAACAATTTACATCGATAGAAAAGCAGTGAAATTGAAATCAACGGCAGCTTTACCGAAAAGATATAAAGCACAGTTCGGCAGAGATTATTTTGCAGACTTGATGAAAATAGCAAAAGTTTTCGGAAGAGGCACAAGAAAAAATATCGGGATCAATGATATTTCATTTGCATCACTCGACCATATGGATATGGAAGTATTTTACGATATTATCTGGACAATGGCAAAGACGGCAGACCGAACAATTCCAGACCCATTGGAATGGCTGGACGGATTTGAAGTGTTCCCACTCAATGAAATCATGGGAGAGGTAAAAGATTTGCTTACAGATACAATGCCAGCGAGTAAAAAAAAATAAATGATAAAGATTCGTCCAGTGGAGAAGCGTTCACGAATGAATCTTTTTTTTATGTTTGCAGACAAGTTGGACTGACAAGTGAAGATATGGAAGAAATGACCATTGGTGATTGTTTGGACTATGTGCAGGAGTATATTGATAATCAGAAAAAGGATGAAAAGCCGACTGCGAGAAAAGCAACACAGGAAGATTTTGATAATTTTTAACGGAGGTATGAAGTGGCGAATAAGAAAATAAAAGGAATCACAATAAAATTCGGTGCGGATACAATGGCGCTCGATAAGGCTTTAAAAGATGTAGATAAAACATCCAAAAGTCTTGGAGGAGAATTGAAATCTGTAAATAGATTATTGAAGTTTGATCCAAAGAATACGCAGTTGCTTGCGCAGAAACAAGAGCTTCTAAACGAACAGATCGGGAACACAAATAAAAAACTGGATGCGCTGAAGCAAGCACAAAGTGAAGTTGAGAAAAGGTTTAAATCAGGAAATCTTGGAGTAGATGAATATCGAGAGTTTCAGAGAACAATCGCAAATACAGAGCAAGATTTAAAATCTTATACATCGCAATTGGAAAAATTAAATGATGTATCTGGAAAAGTGGCAGGTAAAATACAAAATGCAGGAGAATCTGTTCAGAAAGTTGGTGGAAAGGTAAGTGCTGCCGGAAAAGCTCTTGCACCATTGAGTGGAGCATTTGCAGGAGCAGGGCTTGCCTCATCGAAAATGAGCATGGATTTCGAGGAAGCAATTGCAAAAGTAAGCACAATTGCAGATGAAACAGAAGTGCCAATCTCTGAGCTAGAAAAAGGAATTATAAACTTGTCAAATCAGACAGGAATAAGTGCAGCAGAAATTGCAGATAACGTATATAACGCAATTTCGGCAGGACAGAAGACAGTAGATGCACTTGCATTTGTAGAAAAGTCTACGAAACTTGCAAAAGCAGGATTCGCAGATGCCGGAAGTGCTTTAGATGTATTGACCACAATCATGAATGCCTATGGGCTAGAGGCAAGTGAAGTTGGAAAAGTTTCCGATATGCTTATCCAGACGCAAAACAAAGGTAAAACGACAGTTGGAGAACTTGCATCAACGATGGGGAAAATTATCCCGACTGCAAAGGCAAACAACGTAGCACTAGATCAGATAACGACAGGATATGTTAAACTGACGTCTAATGGTGTGGCAGCGGCTGAATCTACTACATACATGAACTCCATGTTGAATGAGCTTGGAAAGTCAGGAACAAAAGTTTCGGATTTATTGAAGAAGAAAACAGGGCAATCGTTTGCGGAATTGATGCAATCCGGAATGAGTCTTGCAGATGCTTTAGAAATCGTATCAAATGGAGCAAAAGAGCAGGGTTTGGCATTTGGCGATATGTGGGGAAGCGCAGAGGCGGCGAAGGCTGGGCTTGTACTTCTTGGAGATGGAGCGCAGGGTTTTAATTCAACGCTAGATGAAATGAGAAATTCAACAGGAGCAACAGAAGAAGCGCTTGGAAAGTTAGAAACGAAATCGGATACATTTAGAAAAACTTTTAATAAGTTAAAAAATGTAATGATTGCGCTTGGAGATGCTTTATTGGAGGTACTTGCTCCTGTTATAGAAATAGTGGTAGATAAAGTAAAAGAGTTTTCAAAGTGGTTTTCTGAATTAAATGATGAATCCAAAAAGATTATTGCTGTAGGAACCATTATTGTAGCGGCGTTGGCTCCCGTATTATTAATTGTAGGCAAAATAATCGGAAGCATCGGAAGCTTGATTAGTATTTTGGGGTCAATAGCAGGAGCGATAGGGGCACCAGCACTGGCGATAATAGGGGCGGTCGCAGCGGTTGCGGGAGCGTTTGCTATTGCGTATGCAAAAATAGAACCATTTAGAGAATTTGTAAATGGGCTGATAGATGACATAAGAAAGTTTGCGGAGAATGTATATAACACATATATAGGGCCTGCTTTGGAGGAAGTCAAAGGTGCATTTGAAGATGCACTATCAGCAATTACTGGATTTTGGAACGAATACGGAGAACAAATTTGGGAAGCAGTTCAGAATCTTTTTACTATACTTTCTCCTATTATTTTTGGAGCACTAGAAGGAATAGCGGGATTTGTAGATAGCACCTTGGGAAATTTGATGAATACAATACAAATTTTTTGGGAGTTCATAAAAGGATTCTTCGAATCCAATTTCGAGATTTTGAAAGGAATTATAAAGGCATTTTCTGGTTTCTTCACAGGCGATATGGAGACTATGACAAGTGGGATTAAAGATATATTTGATGGATTTTTCAAAAGCATTGAGAATGGATTTACGTTTTTGAAAGATACACTGGGTGGCATTATAAAAGGGATTGCAAATACGATCTGCGGAACGCTCGGAGGTGCGATTAATGGAGTGATTAAGGGAATAAACTGGATTTTGAATGCAGTAGGATCGGATAAATCATTCGATGAATGGAATGTTCCGAAGTTTGCAAAAGGAACAGGAGGACTCCCCAGAGATACTATTGGAGTTGTAAACGACCAGAAGGGGTCTACTTATAAAGAAATGATTATACCACCAGATGGAAAGCCATTCATCCCGGAAGGGCGTGACGTGGTGCTTCCGATGAAAAAAGGCACAAAAATCATGCCAGCAAATCAGACAAAGAGTTTTCTAGATGGACTTCCGCATTTTGCAAGTGGAATAGGAGATTTCTTTAGTGGTATTTGGGATACGGTAAAAGAATTTAGCGGTAGTGTATGGGATTACCTTAAGAAGCCGGGAGATATTGTCAAAATTGCGATTGATAAGTTCGCAGATCTGACAAATGCATTTGAGCCATGGATTACGGTTGCAAAAGGCGCAATTAATACCGTATTTGATAGTGTTGTAGATTTTATTACTGGGATTTTTGATGAAAAGTCGCATGTAAACTACACACCGGGAGCAGGAGTGGAACAGTGGAGAAAACTTGCGGAGCAAGCACTTAGAATGACGAATCAATATTCTGATGCTAATTTGAATTTGCTCTTATATCAGATGCAGACCGAATCTGGAGGAAACCCAAACGCGATTAATGATTGGGATATTAATGCTATCAATGGAACACCATCAAAAGGATTAATGCAAGTAATCGATCCAACATTCCGAGCGTATGCAATGCCTGGATACGATACAAATATTTGGGATCCGCTATCAAATATGCTTGCAGCCATCAGATACACCGTATCGAGATACGGAAGTCTTGCAAGCGGCTGGAATGGACACGGATATGCAGCCGGAATTGGAAATATTCATTTAAGCGATATTTTCCCAGAACTTCCAACACTCGATGTGTCATGGTTTAAAGAGGGCGGAATTTTAACAAAGCCGGCATTTTTTCAGATGCCAAGCGGTAAGGTAGGGGGTGCCGGGGAAGCTGGACCGGAAGCGATTGCGCCGATTCGAAAGCTTAAAGAATATATAAAAGAAGCAGTACTAGAGGTTGCGGGAGAAAAAGATATAAATATAAATGTATCACTAACTGTTCCGCTAGATGGAAAAGTGCTTGCAGAGGGGACTGTGAATTTTATGAGACCGCTCTTAAAGAAAAAAGAAAGATTTAATAATTTGCTTGAGGGGGTTAGATAATGGGGTTACTCACTGTTACATACAAAGGAGAGAAGTTGCCGATTAAAATTGTAAAAGTCAATAGGAATCTTTCTGCTCCAATCTCCAGCAATTTGAAAAAGATTGGAATTAGGAATGGAAAGGATTTCGATTATGTAACGCAAGAAGAAAAGCAAATCGCTATTGAATATGTGATTAATAATGGGACTGCAGAAAATTTGAAAGATTTTAGGCGGAAAATGGCGAAATTATTAACATCTGACAAGATGGGCAAATTGATTTTTAGTGATGAACCTAATCTATATTACAATGCGATTTTAAATGGCGAACCAACACTCGATGAAGAATATTTGCAAAGCAGTGGAATTATTACGTTTATCGTTCCTGATGGAATCGCACATTCGACAATTCAAAAGACTTTTCAAGCCTCCCTCAATCACGAAAGAGTAATGGAAATGACAATTTCTAACACTGGGACAGAATCTGTTTCAGTAGATTATGAGATTAAGCACAACCACGAAAATGGGTTCATTGGTATTGTGTCTGAGTATGGGGTGATTCAGCTTGGACACGTCAATGAGATGGATATGGAAGAAAAGGAAAAGTCGGAATACCTCCTTAATTATCGGCAGGCATCCCAGTATGAGGCTATGCGCAGCGGATCAGGAATATTTTTTGATCCAAGCTATGGAAAATCTGGTACGTTTGGGACGTATAACTATGATAATAAGACTTGGGTAAGCCTAGCAAGTGCCGGTGCAGGTTCCGGGTGGCATGGAGCGGCAAGAACAATAGATTTACCACCAGATCAAACAGGGATTTCTGGTTCTGCCAACTTTGCCATGCAAGGAAAAGTATGGTTTCGCCCAACAGCAACAAATCAGTGCGGGATAATAGAGTATTGCATTGCAGACAAGAACGGAAGGCATCTTGCATCTGCAAGGATAGCAAAATGGAACCCTGTCACGGATACAGCGCTTCTGATATTATGTGTCAACGGCAAAGAGATGAAACGTGTAGAATTTAACAGCGCGTTATCAGAATTATTCGTCCACAATCGAGGGGATTTCTATATTTTCAAATCCGGAAAGGAAATCATATTTTGCTTTGGCGGTTTGTATAGCTTTGATATTCCAGAAATCGAGAAAATGGAAGCTAAGACTGTGTCTGTATTTATCGGACAGCGGGACAATTATCCGATTATTCCGAAAATGTATCTGAATTACCTTGTGTTCCGGAAAGATAAAGTAAAAACATGGCTTGATATTCCAAATAGATACCCATCGGGGAGTATTGTTACAATCGATGGAAAAAGCCGAAAAGTATATATGGATGGCATTCAGAGGGCGGCGGATGAGGTGCGTGGAAGTAAGTATTTTAATGTCCCACCGGGAGAAACGAAAATACAGTTCTACTACTCAAATTTTTGCAGCCCACCGCCAACGATTACAGCAAAAATACAGGAGGCATACTTATAATGGAAAATATTAGAATTGCAGTTTTAAGCGCAAATGATGAAGTGCACACATTTATGGACAATGAGGCTCCTGAAGCATTACATTACTACGAGGATGAGCTACATGAGTATTTGCAGGGAGCAGCGAACACATTCGCTTTTACAGCTATGGCGAAGCATCAGGATTCGATTTATCTCGTAGAAGGGAATAAATTAGCTTTTGTATACAATGGTAGAGATTACTACCTTAATATTATGTCTGTAAGCCGGGATGAGTATGAAGTAGAGGTGGAGGCGTTCTCTACCTCTTTTGAGCTGCTGAACGAATCGGTCGGTGAATATGATCCCGGAAAAGCGGTATCGTTTGAATCTTATTTAAATACTTTTGATCCGGAGCATTCGCTCTTGCTCGGAATCAACGAAGTTTCCGGACTGAATGTCTGGCATAAGTTCACTGGGCAAGAGACTATTTTAAAAAGATTGTATTCTGTCGCAGATATGTTTCTGGCGGAATTGGAGTTTGTCCCGGAATTAAATGCGGATCATTCCTTAAAAAGGACCGTGGTAAATGTATATAGAGAACACTCAGACAAGAATCAGGGAGTTGGAAAAGACCGAACAGACATCAAGCTAAGATATGGAGTCAATGTAAATGGAATCCGCAAGACAACGGATATTACAGATCTTGCAACGGCTATTAGACCAACCGGCGCAGATGGACTCAATCTTCTGGGGTTCGAGTCTACCAGAAAAGACGAGAAGGGGAATATTGAGTTCCAAACAGTAAAAAATTCTTATGATATTTGGGCTGTGCAGGCGAGGGATCGGTTCCCATCAAATCGAGTGTCTTACGACAGATATATCGTGAAGACAAAAGATTATGAGGAGCACGATGTAAATTCGCTGTTTTTAACTGCACTGAACGACCTAAAAAAGATGTGTGTTCCGAAAGTAACTTATGAAGTAGATGGATATTTTGACACCGGAATCGGCGATACGGTAATGATTGAAGATGATGGGTACAATCCTACGCTTTACTTACAAGCAAGAGTTTCAGAGCAGGTGCGAAGCTTTACGGAACCGTCCCGAAATAAGACGATATTTTCCAATTTTAAAGAGTTACAGTCGCAGGTAGACACTTCCTTGCTTGACAAGATGAATACACTCATACAAGAGAATAAGACATATAACTGTATGATTTTAAGTGATAATGGAATTGTCTTTAAGAATGGAAAAGGAACAACTACACTTACTGCATCAGTTACGGCTGCAGGCGCTGATTTGACAGATAAATTCGCAATCATTTGGAAAAAAGATGGCGGTGAAATAGCGCGAGAGAAGAGCATCGTTGTATCCGCTGCGGACGTTGCAGGGAAAGCGGTTTATCGCTTTGAAGCAATGGAAGGTGAAAAACTGAGAGGCTCTTACGAAGTCACTGTAAGTAATGTGGATGATGGAGAAAGCGGTATTGTTGTATCGGCTATTTCGCCAGATAATCCACAAGTAGGACAGCTATGGCAGACAGAATCCGGGCAACCGATTATGCGGTGGGATGGCGCGAGATGGGTGCTGCATTATATAGCTGTAGACAATCTCGATGTAAAGAAACTATCTGCTATCACAGCAGATCTGGGAGAAGTAACAGCTGGAAATATATCTAATCCGAAGAAAACATTCGTTGCAGATATTGCAAACGGCACAATTACCTCTAAAGCTTCCGATCAGGTGGGAGCAGATTATATGGTCATTAGACAAGGCTCCGTATTCTTTGAGGGGAATGATCCCGGAACCAATCGAGTTAATGCGAATTATCTAGGATACGGAATGATATTTAACAATATTTCCGGTGCCAAGTCTATGCGAATGCTATACGAAAACGGCGAGATGTATCTGTATCAGTCAGCAAAAGCAGGGATTCCATTGTATGAAAATCTGTCAATGTTAGAAAACGGTCCCAAGGTATTGGCAGAAGGAAAAGAGTTGGCAGAGGGAGGAAGCTTTAAAGTATCAGGCTCGAAGGGATTGCTATTATTAGAAGTAGCAAATAGCAGCGCAAGAAGTAGAAAGATGGAAGTTTTTATCAAGGGTGTAAACGCAGAGCGAAACATCCATATCAGCTACGCAGATGGGACATCTTTAAACATTACGATTACAGTAACATGGAGTGGAAGCAATGCAACGATTAAATGTACTCGCTTCTGGGCAGAGGGACAGTGGAGCGGTGGAACAAGCCAGATTTATTATGCTTATACAATTTAGGAGGTGACAATCATGCTTATTAAAAGACAACCAACAGCAAGTGAAAAAGCATTAAAATTCGAATTTAGTATCAAAGGAAGTAAGTTCCTTATAAAGAACTTTACGGATGGAGATATTTATGTTGATCTAGGAGAAAATGAGAATAAGGAAGTTATGATTCTGATTCCTGCTGCGACATCACAAATATGTATAATCCAAGAACTTGGGACACCGTGGAGTCAAACGGATGTAGTGACAATCATCCCCACAGCAACCAGCGAAAAAGGAGTGGAAGTACAATGCTTAAAATGGTAGATGGCACCGGAATCATCGGTGTTGATATGGTATGCCCTCTAGGTGGTGCTGTATCCCCTCCTCAGCCGCCAAATTATGACAAGGTAGAAGTGGAAGGGGTAGGGAGTTTAATGCTTCCGAATAGCTTAAAGGCGCCGTTGGAGAGGGTGGAATTGATTGGAAATAGCACTCAGTTTACTACGACTGGGGCGCAATTAACACCATTAAGTCAGGATAATCTTTATAATAAAGATGGATTAACAGCCGTTATGAATCCAGATGGTTCGGTGAACATCATTGGAACGCCAACAAAACAATTTGCTTCTGTTATGGCTATTGAAATTATTGGATTAGAGGCTGGGACATATTATATTAGTGGTGGAAGCATTAATGATGGTAAAATTGTCTATCAATGTAATGTTATTAGAGCCGACGGTAGTAGAGAATATTTTTCTAATAGATTAATGGAGTTAAAATCTGATGATCAATATAGGCTATATTTACTAACATATAATTCTAGTAATTTAACAGAAGTAAATGATACCATATATCCAATGCTTAACAAAGGTTCCAAAGCCTTACCGTTTGAGCCATATACTGGTGGGAATCCATCCCCAAGTCCCGAGTACCCGCAGGAGATTAAAAGTGTTGGTAAGAAAGTAGATGAGAAATATCTGCTTGATTTAAAAATCACTGGGAAGAATTTGCTTAACGTATCATCAGAAGCAATTAGCGGTAAAAACGCATATGGTAAATATAATATTCAAGACGGTGTTATTACTTTTAATACCATTAACAACTGGGGCGGAGATTATATTTATTTTAATTCCATTGATGTCGGAAATAATAAGGATTTAATTTTTAGGGGAGATGCAACTTTGCCCGAAAATCCAAGTGATATTGGTAGAGGATGTAGAATCTTAGTAATCGCTTATGATAAAAATGGTGCTTTGCTTACAGATGTAGATACTATTTTCGCAGAAAAAAGTTATCAATGGATATACAATGAATACTATAAAGGATTTATCAGCAATAATCGAATAAATGAAGGTTTATCAGCAAAATTAACAGATGAAGTGGATAAAATTACAGTAGGGGTAAGTTACTCAAACACCGCTGCTGATTATCCAGTTAGAATCAGTGACGTACAAGTAGAATATGGTACTGTGAATACGGAATATGAACCTTACACTGAGCAATCTGTACAAATCGCCCTAGATGAGCCATTAAGAGGTGTCGGAGAGTACAAGGACATGTTTACAAAGGATGGTGTTACGAGGAAAATTAAGAAGATTGCGCTTGATGGTAGTGAGGGATGGCTCATAGATAAGATTGTAGAAGGAAACGTCACACAGACCTTCGTGCTTATTTTAAAAGATATGCTTCTTATTTCTAATCATGACAAGAGAATTATGTGCGATAAGTTTAAGTTTGGTACGGCATTATGGGCTAACGATATTGTTGCAATAGGGACATATAGTAATAAGCTTTATCTGAACGTAGAAAAAGATAAAGCACCCGATTTACAAACCTTTAAAACATGGTTATCGCAAAACCCACTTGCAGTCGATTATGTCCTAGCTGAACCAGTAACAGAACCTCTCCCGGAATCTGTGCAAGCACAGTTACAAGCCCTGCACAGTGAGAACGGCACGACACATGTATTTGTGGATAGCGGAGAAGTACCATGTGGAATCAAATTAACCTATCGAAAGGAGATTTAATATGAACTACGCAAAAATCATGGAAAACGGAACTGTAAGAATCAGCTCCATCAAAAAAGAGGGCTATAAGCCACTTAAGGAAGAGAAACCAGAGGGATTCAGCAACCTTGTCTTTGTTGGCTATACAGAGACAGAGGAGAATGTAATCAAAGAATACGAGGCAGTGGATGATGGAATGAGCGCCTACGGAAAGTTACAAAAGGACTTAAAAGCAACACAGACAGCACAGGAAGTTACAGACCAAGCGGTGCAGGAGTTAATCCTTGCGACTATGAAAATGGGGGTGTAAATTATGGCACAGTTTTTAGCGAACAGAATCAAAGGCGGACATTTAACAATCGGCGAGGTACCGGAGAGCTTAAAAGAGCAGGTGCAGGCGTTACTTTAGGAGTGGAATAATGGAAATTAGAGCGAGACCGTGATGGTCTTATTTTTATGCAAATCATGTTTGCTTATAAACAGAAAGGAAAGTGAGGAAATGAAGAAAATGAATTATGCAGAACCGATTATTGATGCATATAATGCTATTGCAGGGACGGTAATTGCCGTCCTATCGTACATCTTAGGTGATCACTGGATTTTATTTTTAGCATTCCTGGTGTTAAATGTAGCGGATTGGTTTACCGGATGGATGAAGAGTAGGATTGCTGGGAAGGAAAACTCTGCGAAAGGATGGCAGGGAGTACTTAAGAAGCTGGGATACTGGGTAATGATCATGGTAGGCTTCGGAGCAAGCGCAATCTTTATCGAGATAGGAGTTGTGATTGGGATAGATTTACAGATCACGACATTGCTTGGTTGGTTTGTGCTGGCAAGCTTATTAATTAACGAGATTAGATCCATTGTGGAAAATTTTGTGGAAGCCGGATATGATGTACCGAAAGTTTTAATCAAAGGTCTGGAAGTAGCAGATAAGGTAGTAAATAAGGATTCAGAGGGCGAATAATCGTCCTCTTTTAGAATGGAGAAATAAAAATGAAAACTTTATTATTTAAAGTGGAAGGACAGCGCATAACGCGGATAGACAATATTATTCCAGTTGCGAAATGTCGGAATCTGTATAAGGCACATTTTGATTTTTTGACTCCAGAATGGGAAGGAACGAAGACAGCTATTTTTTCGCAAAGAAATTACTCGAAAGCACAGATTTTGGATGAAAAAAATGAATGTATGATTCCATGGGAATTTTTCGACACAGAGATAAATATTCGTGGGAGTGTGACGGTATTCTGCGGAGATCTTGTGACAGCAAACTCTACTTATGTAGACATCGAAAAAGCAGGGTATCAGAACTCGGATGCGACTGTTCCGCCGACACCGGATGTGTACCAACAGATGATAGACATCTTAAATGCGGCGAAGAAAATCGCACAAGGCGTTCGTGATGATGCGGACGCAGGGAAATTTCATGGCGAAAACGGAGAAAGTGCGTATCAGATTGCAGTCAGACTTGGGTTCCATGGAACAGAGCAAGAGTGGATAGAGTCTCTGAAATATAACCATTCCGAAGAATTTACAAAGCTTGCAGAAGAGGTAAGAAGTACAGCATCTAATATAGCTGCAGAGCGACAGCAAATCACGCAGAATACAAATGATGTAACCAAGTTAAAGGAAGATATAGCTGGTTTAGAGAAAAACAAACTGCATCTTATTTTTGATAATACAGAAAGCAAAACTATAGACAATGGAAAATGGGTTACATGGGACAATATTCCGACTTTTACATATTCCGACGCTATTAAAGTAAAAAGCGGTACAAAAATTCATGTCGATTACGATTTTTCAAAGCGATGCCATTTACCTGTATGTGGCTTCTTCAAAACAGAAAATATTGAAAACGAAATTCCACTTACAAATTCATATAAATACGATGAATTAAGCGGTTCTTTTGATATCGTTGTGCCTGAAGGATACAGCTACGTAGCGTTTAATAATACAGCAAGTGGTATGGGAACTCAACTGAAAATTCCTACATTTTCACTTGGATGTAATTATCTCGTAGAAGAATTAGTAAACACAGAAATGAATGTTGAAAAATTGGATGAATATATTGGGATTAATAGCCCAGATAAAGTATGTCTAAAACTCCCAGACTGCTATGATTTGGTAGTTGGAGACACGTTTGAATTATTCTACAAAGGTATTATAAATTCAGCACATCCAGAATTATATGATGTTATCGCAGATTGTGCAAAAGGTAGTGCTTACACAAAAAGGTTTTTGATAACCCCTACGCTTGCAGAAAATCTAACACTTACCGTAACCCTATATGGTATCAATCACACAATCGTTGATAGAAAAAGTGTGATTTTAAGAGTTAATGAAAAAGCAAAATCCCCTATTAGCAAAACCAATATTCTATGTATAGGAGATAGCCTTACTACTGGCGGAACATGGGTTTCTGAACTACATAGAAGAATTACAGGGACTGGAGGAAATCCTAATGCTGATAATTTGAGCAATATCAATTTTATAGGTTCTAGGCAGATAAATGAAACAAGGTACGAAGGATATGGTGGATGGACTTTTAACAGTTACAACACTGAAAACGTTAATTCCAATACGAGGATTATTACTTGCACTCATTCTAAAAACAGCAATGACCAACATAGTGTTTACCGTGACACTACAGGTGCCACATGGAAATTGGAAACAATAGAAGAAACAACCATAAGAATTATAGCTGTATCAGGAGAAGGCAGAAACTTTCCAGACTCAGGAACACTTAAATGGGTTTCTGGTGGAATCAATCATGATGATATTGTATATACAAGCCAGGTGGAAGCTCCTGGAAATCCATTCTGGGATACAGCAAAAAATAAAGTTGATTTTGAAGGATATGCAAGCAAAAATGGAGTTGCAGATATTCATTATATGTATGTATTACTTGGATGGAATAGTGCCAGTGATTCAGAAGAAAAATACAAGAATAATGTTCGCATCTTTATTAATAATGTTCTTTCTGCATTCCCGAATTGCAAGATCGTACTGATGGGATTACAACTTCCGGCACGAGATGGTCTTGGCGCTAACTATGGCGCAACCGGAATTTATAGTAGATATTTCGACTTGATGCGTCATGTGTGGAATTTGGACAAATGGTATAAAGATATTTCTTTGGAGTTCCCGAATAAAGTAACAACTATCAATATTGCTGGACAATTCGATACTGAAAATAATATGCCTGAATCAACAAGGACTGTTAATGCTAGAAATTCTAAAGAAGAGACATATCAGACAAACGGTGTTCATCCAGACACGACTGGCTATTATCAAATTGCGGATGCTGCATATCGAGATTTAATTAATAAGTTACAAGCTTCTTAATTGAATGACAATATTGTTTAGCAAATAAGAAAAAGACGAACTTTAAATGGGTTCAAAACTTAGCACAAGAGAGTCCGAAGACTCTCTTTTATTGCGCAGAAAGAAGGAAGAAGTTTATTATGGCGGAACTTAGTAGTTGAGTAATTACATATCAAACTCAATGATTTAAAACTGAATACGATTGAGAAAGAGCTATTGTTTACTAATCTTGGTAGACAGTGGCTCTTTTATATTACAGAAAATTAAGGAGGAAGTTACTATGGCGCATTTATTTGTAATCGCAGGACATGGAGCAGGAGACCCGGGAGCATGTGCAAACGGATTTTCGGAAGCAGAAAGAGTAAGGGCATTAGCAACGAGAATTAAAGCGCTTGGCGGTGAGCAGGTCACTCTCGGGGATTTTAACAGAGATTATTATGCTGACAACGGTATCAGTAGCCTCGACATCCCGGCAGACTGGGAAATCACAGAGTTGCACATGGACAGTGCAGCGGAAGAAGCCAAAGGCGGTCATGTCATTATTAAGGCAGGATTCGATCCGGATCAGTACGACAATGCCCTTGCTAATTTTATCGGCAGTATTTTACCGGGACGATCCAACTTAATCGTTGGCAGAGATAATCTCGCTAATCCGGACAGAGCAGCTGTAAGAGGATATAGCTATCGTCTCGTAGAGGTTGGATTTATTACAAATGAAGGCGATCTTGCGATTTTTAATGATCAGATGGATGATATTGCGCGAGGAATCTTAGCGGCATTTGAAATTAAAACAGATAAGCCAGTAGAAAAGCCAGATAAAGTAAATGCATCTCTCCAAGCAAATAACGGCGCAGATTGCACGAGATTGTCCATCAAAGCTGTTAAAGATGGTATCTGTAAGGTCATTGATAAGGAACACGGCTTTATGCTTACGGCGGCAGCTGGACAAGCTAATGCAAATGTAGATTTCCGGGAATTTGACTGCGGAGATTACCAGTTGTGGAAATTGGTTAAGAAGCGGTACAAAAACGCAGATTACACAATGTTAGAGAGTGTTGCGGCTCCAGGGCTGTATTTGTCTGTGGAAAATAACGGTAGTGGAGGAAAGAACAACCTGAAACTATATACCGACCTGCACAATATGAAACAGAAATTTTATATCCGGGAGGAAACGGATGGAAGATCGTTGATTATCCACAGTTTTAGCGGAAAGTGCGTTGCGGCTAAATAGCGGATTAGCTTATTGCTGGGAGTGAGTAGAAAACACCTCCGGAGTTCCGGCTCCGGAGGAGTACTATTTGATATAACTCATTATTCCAGATTGGTCAAGCAGTTCTTTTTTCCATACTGGATAATTTTCATATTTTCTCTTTTGCAGCGCTATCCAGTGGTATTCTTCTGTGTAACACTCTATTTTTGCGCCGGATTCTATTATCTGGCTAATCCGATTAACATTTTCTCGGAAACGAATATCGTTGGAAGGCTCCCATTGCATTCCAATAGACTCGAGCCTATGTATGTTTTCTTCCGTTAAGCGCGGATCGTGATTTCGATATTGGCATTTAATCAAGGCAAGCCACTGTCCTAAGCGAAAACCTGAGTTCGATATATATTTTTTTGGTACATTTAAGTTTTCATGCTCTCTATAGTATTTTTCAGCCTCGCTGAATCGTTCTTCCCATGTCGTTCTATGTCTTCTGTTGGCAGCAACAGAAGGGCTTTTCTCGCAAATTCCATTCCTTTTTTCGCTTGATTTAATCGCACAGGATTCATTATTGCTAATATTAGAAGGAATATAAGTGTTTGGCGTTTTCGGATATTCATTTTGGGATTTTCTTTTCGTTCCACAATTCTCCCACACCATTCCGATTCTATTCAATTTTTCTACTTGCTCAACGGTGATTACCCTTTGACTGCGTGGGTTACGCTTAGCGCTCCGTTGATTATTGATCCAACATCCAAGACGGCGACCTGTAGTTGTTATGTATTTCTGCGGCACTAGGAGATTGTGATAGGTATGATAATAACTCGCAGCAAGTTCGTACCACTCATCCCAGGAAAGCCCGTTGCTTACATTCCAAATCATTCCGATAGAATCTAGGTCATCGATCATTTTTTTGGTCAACGTTCCAACCGTTGTCCCTTTTCTGATGTTTCTAAGTGTCTGGATCCACGTCCCTAATCGAAAACCGGAACTGTCAATATAATCAGCTTTAACATTCAGATTGCCATTTTCTTCATAATATTTCTTTGCGCGGGAAAATTTTTCCTCCCATGATTGGCTAAATTTACGATCCGTCAATATTTCATTAAGTCCAATTTCGTCCAGCATTTTCTTGCGCCATTCGGGGTAATGCTCATAACTTTTTTTCTGTGTAGAAATCCAATCATATTCAAGAGACGGAAATTGAATTTTTTCTCCAGATTCTAAGATTCTTCTAACAGTATTAATCATTTCGCAGAAGTGAACATCATTTAAATTCACTTTCTCATCATCGGTAGTTTTTAATCCGGACAATTGTTTTCTAGCTAGTTCATCCATACTTCTTTAATCATTCCTTCACTAAGAGAAAAATAAAATTCTGTTGCTCCCGCTACGTTAATATAGGCAATCTTATCATAACCTGAATTGTTGCTATCTGATACAAGAATATCAGTTTCGCCATCTTCTTCAAAATCCTCAAACGAACAGATTATCTCGTCTTCGTCGAATTCATTTCCTACAAGTTTGTTTAAATTTTCTAAAACCATTTCCTTTGTCATATCTCATAATCTCCTTTAGTTTTTTTCTTGTAATTACAATAACATTCTTACGTCGCAATTAAATGCATCAGACAATGCGATTGCATTCTTAAGAGTCATATTTTCTATGCAATACTCTCCAGATTCGTATTTCTGTATCTGCCTTATGTTAATTCCTGTTTTTTTCGATAACTCTCCTTGTGTCAAACCTAGCGATATTCTTCGGCTGCGGATATTGTTTAGCACATTTCCTTCATTTATGTTCGCCATGCGTACCTCCTTTACATTTCTACGAAATTGCATTTCTTACTATTCCAATACTTACTCATCCAATTACACTTAAAATAAGCTCGTACATGTCCGTAGCCAGTCCAAATATTCCAAGTTACGATACCTTCTGGCTCGGCCCATTGTTCTTTAAGATCAACCTCCCTTTTTGCGATAAGCCAGGAGAACTTTAATGCTTCGGAAAATTTGATTTTCGCTTTTCTAACTATTTCCCATGCTTTTTTCATGATTCTTGATAAGTTGTATTTTTTCATCTTTCGTACCTCCTTTGCTTTATCTTATGGTCTTATTATACGCCTATAAAGGCGTAAAGTCAATGGGAAAACGAGAAATAATTTAAGAAATCACCCTCCCAGAAAGAGAGGGCGAAAAAGAATATATTGTATCATCCATATTTACCTATTATATTACTGATAACTTCTATGCACCCATTCCTCGGTACCTATATTGTTATCGTTATTGCGCATCTAAAAATTAAGTATATAGCACATCACAGATAAAATTCAGAAAAAACATATATGAGATGAAAGATATTCTTTTTCTTGTTCGCCTATTCACAAAACCAGCGTTCCGAAGGATGCCCGAAGCATCGGTGTACCTAACAGGGCGGTGGGATGTTCGGGCAAGCGTCTTACTTATGTTGAATGACAGATTAGTCAATTTTTTCCACTTATAAGCTATATATTGTTTTCAACAGCACTCTCTTGTTTGAATACGTATGTTTATGATAGTACATCAATTATACATCATTCATCAGAGGGTGTCTTGCTTTTGTACAATATTTTGGATTTACTTATTTATAATTATACAAAAAGAAGCCCTCACGCCTTTGCGTTTAGGCTTCTTTGACGGCTTCTTATGTCAGACTATTATCTGCGTTTCTTGAAGATTGCACCCAAGGCTACCCCCAGTGAGGTTAAACCTGTTCCTAACAGTGGTAATGTTGAAGCTGCATCACCTGTTTTTGGTGCTGTCTGTGTTGTAGATACTGTCTGCGGTGTCTGAGTCTGTGTCGTTGTTGTTACTTTCTGTGCTGGTGTCAGTGTCATCCAGTCCTGAACGTCTTTGTTGTCGTCTGGAGTCTCAGAGTTGTCTCCGTCTGGCTTCTGGTTGTCTCCGTTACCATTGTCTGGGTTTTCTGGCTTCTGGTTGTCTCCGTTGTCACCACCGTTGTCTGGGTTCTGGTTATCCCCATTTCCGTTATCTGGATTCTCTGGGTCTGGGTTTTCTGGCTTCTCTGGAGTTTCACCGTTGTTGTTGTCTCCATTATCTCCATTACCATTGTCTGGGTTCTCTGGGTCTGGGTTTTCCGGCTTCTCTGGAGTCTCTCCGTTACCATTGTCTGGGTTCTCTGGGTCTGGGTTTTCTGGCTTCTCTGGAGTCTCTCCGTTACCATTGTCTCCTGCTCCAGAGTCATATGTCAGTGTTACATCTGGGAAGTCAACATACTGGTATGAATCAGTTCCCCATTCTCCTACTGATACTCCGTACCCAGTATGGAAAACTAAAGTCTGACCGTCTTTCATTGCACTGCCTTCGATTCTATTTTTTAATGCCTGTGCAGGAATAGTAAATCTATGCTCTGTATCAGATACCTTTTCATAAGTTGCGTTACAAGTTCCACCACCTAACAATGGAATATCACCGCCTACTTCAAATGCTCCCTCAGATGTAATTGTAAATGTTACGACAATGTCCTGCGTTCCGTCAAATGTTGTGGAACTTGCAGTTGCATTGATTGTTGGTGCTGTTGCCTTTGTGGAAACTTCGTCCTTGACAGTTGTGTCTGCCTCTGGTGCTGTTGCTTCTGGTGCTACTTCCTCTGGTACGATAGCTTCTGCGTCAGTTGTATCTGCCTCTGGTACTGTTGCTTCTAGTGTGGTAGCTTCTGTGTCAGCTGTATCTGCTTCTGGAGCTGTCTGCTCTGCCTGTGCCTCTACTGCGATACCCCCATCAATATCTCCCTCGGACGCAAACGCCGTCACCTGTGTTCCTCCTGCCAACGTAACATCATCTTCAGCAAGCGCTGTTGCTGATACAGTACCTAATGCAACTGTTAATGTCGTAACAAGCATTAGGTTTTTCCATAATTTTTTGTTCCTCATTTTTCTTTTTCCTCCAACCTTAATTTATTAGCCAATTATGGCTAATATCATTATAGTCCATTAACGGGTATTATTCAAGAAAAAAAGGATGATGATTATGATTTCATTTGAACCGTTATGGAAAACTTTAAAAGAAAAAGAAATATCCCAATATCAGCTTATTCACACTTATAAAGTGTCAGCCGGACAACTATCACGACTGCGTGCAAACAATAATGTTTCTACGCATACAATAAATATATTATGTGAAATTTTACAGTGTTCTGTGGGAGAAATAATGGTATATATTCCTTCACATGAAAAGATGGAATAGAAGATTGAAAATAAACATGAAAAAATAATGAAGCAATTTTATAGTTGTTTTAAGTAGAATGTTTGATAAAATATGCAAAAGGATAAAAGCCTACTGGATTGAGAAAAATTCAAGTAGGCTTTTGTTGTATTTAGAAACAGAAAAAAGTAATGAAGTTAAAGAAAAAGGCGAAACCAATATGTCACAGAGTAATTTTTGTTAGGATAAGAAAATGTTAATTTAAAAAGTGATAATTATAGGGGATATTTGCAAAAAGACCAAATGCGCTGTGCAAAATGCACAATTGCTTAGAACGCTGATTAGTGTATTATTTTATACTTCTCATATAGATAAAAAAAAATATCAGTGAATTAAAATCTCATCTTAATAGTTTCAAGAAGGTCTTGTAATCTTTAAGCAATTATTGTGAACGATGCGAATGGAGATGATTCCCTTTTTCTGGTATCCTATTCTTAAGTTGATGCGCACGACAAATTTAGAAGAAAGGGAGGTGCATAGTATGGAAATCGTTGGTAAAAACTATACGACAAAGAAGAACGGTGAACGTGTTTCAACGCTTCAAGTTTTACAGCCGTATGAAGAGTATTATAACAGTGCTGATGGTAGCAGAGGCTGTGTTGGAATGAGAACTGAAGCAATTTATGTTGGTAGCTATGATATCAGTGACCTAGAGATTGGTATGGAGATAGAGATCTACTATGATAAAGCTGTTTCAACTGCAAAAGGAACATTCCAGACAGTTAAGAAAATCATAGTTCTCTAATTTTCACTCAAAGGGGGCAATTAAGAATAATACGCCCCCTTGAAAATAGGAAAGCTACATTGTTATTAAAAGTACTATAACACAGATTGCTCTATTCGAAAACCTTTTTGTATAACTTTTTGTGTTTGAAGAGAAAGGAGGAAACGTATGTCTTTAATTTTAGTACTTTTAGCTAGTATTGGTATTTTTTATATAGCGCGTGAGATTATTAAATCTTGTCGGGAGTGTGACGATAAAGAAGCCGAAAAAATAATTTTTTCTTACTTCTTTGGGGGCAAAAATAAATCTTTTAATAGTGATGAATTGGGAAGGAAATTAGAACAAAATATTTCTCAAATTATCGGTGACCAGTCTTATATGAAGCATTGTAATCTAGCGAGAACTCTTGATAATCATGGGCTGATATTTTTTGGTGAGAATGGAAAGTTGCCCTATATTGAAATATCAGTGGATTATAAAGATGCTAATGAAAAACAGAGGTTGGAAAGCATTTTGACTAATAAAGTCAAAAATTATCTGGAGATTTGCGGATTGCCGAATGATATTTTAGTTCATTGGGAAAAACGAAGAGATATTGAATTTCCAATGTTGAAAATAGAGTACACCAAAACTAAAGAACAAAAGGATATTCTGGATAGGTGTTTAGCCGTTAAGCAAAGAAATATTCTTGCTCAGTATGCTGCGGTTATTGATGATACAGAGGAAGAGGATTTGAATGAATAGTAGTCTGGTCATGTTAGGATATGACTATGGTATTCTTAGCATGCAAGGGGTTAAAGTTCCTTTGCATGCTAAAATTCAAAGCCACCGAATTGTGGTGGGAAGCACTAATTCAGGAAAGTCTTCCGCTATCCTATACTGGATTTATAAAGCTTCAAAACTAGGGTGTGAGTTTTATATTGCCGATTTTAAGCAGAGCCATGAATTTGAGGGAATCACTTCATATTTTGCTGAGTTTGAAGCATGTTATGCTTTGATAGAGCAATTTTATCAAGAGTTTCTTAATATCGCAGAAGGTGGAAGCGGAAAAATTAAAATTTTACTGATTGATGAGATTGCAGGTTTATTAACATATTATGCCACTTCGCAGGACGGAAAGAAAAAGGCTGACCGAGTACGAAATATTATGGCTTCCATTTTGATGCTTGGAAGGTCAAGAAATTGTTTTCTTTGGTTGTCTATGCAGAGGTATTCTGCCACAGTGTTTCCTGCCTCAAGTGGAGCAGCGGATAATTTTCAGATTTGCGTTGGTTTTGGAAGGCTTACGGTTGAAGGGCGTAAAGGATTATTTGCAGGGGAGCATTTTGATGGAGAGGAAACGTTGCGGTTTGGACAGGGGGAAGGAATTATTCTTGTAGAAGGGCAACCATTAAGAGGAATTGTTATTCCAACTGTTTCAAAAAAGAAATTGCTAGTGCTATTGCAAAAGTAAGTCCGTCAAAGGGCAGAAGACAGCGAAGCTGTCATAGCCCTTTGACACAAGAAAACGGTCAGTATTACCCGTTTTCTTGTGTGACTGTGATTTATATAGTGGAAGCATTGATTTTACAAGGTTTTTTCGTCACAGCCATAATGTGACAAATCAGATAAGGATGTGATTAAAATGGGATTTTCACCAAAGACCCGAGGGAGATGTTGGGTTGGAACAATTCATGTGACAAATATGGAAAAGGCAGGATTAGAAAAAAAGCAATATGAGTGTCCTGAATATCTTGCAGAGTATTTTATAAGACTGTGGGAAGAAAGCGGAGCAAAAAGAGAAGCTGCTATTGCTGTATGTGTGTCAAGTACAGGTTGTTATCATTGTCATATTGCTTGTTATGGAAATACTACGACATTAAAAAAAGTATCTAAAATATTATTCGATTCTCACATTGAACCTCAATTAGGAGGTAAGCAGGCATTAACTGCCTATATATGTAAAGAGGGGGATTACGCAGAGAAGGGTGAGCAGGTTCTTTATACAAAGGGGCTAGAAGTAATTCAGGATAGACAAGGACTGAGAAGTGACCTAGAAGTTATTGAGGAATTACTGGAAGAAGGATTAACACCAGAGCAAATATATGCAGAGTCTTTCCGATATAGAAGGTATGAGAAAATGATTAAGTCACATTATCTTGCAAAGAGGATAGCTGAAATACCTTTGATAAAGACTATGTGGAATGAATACCATTTTGGAAGAAGCGGTAGCGGAAAGACGTACTCTTATTTTAAGCTATGCGAAATATTCTCTCCTGAAGAAGTGTATCTTTGCAATGATTATGCGAATTCGGGTTCGAGTGGAGGAGGATTTGACTTTTATGCGAACAATCCGGCGAAGATAGTATTATTAGATGAATTTCGTGGAAATATTCCCTATGCACAGTTGTTATCCATGCTTGATGTGTATAGTCGTAATCAGCAACATTGTCGTTTTCAAAATACATATAACTTGTGGGAAAATGTTATAATTTGTTCGATATATCCACCAGAAGAAGTTTATAGATTTATGGTAGATGATACAAAGAAAAATATTGACTCAATCAGCCAGTTTTTCAGACGTTTAAATGTGATTGTTTATCATTATAAAAATAAAGAGGGAGAATATAAGAGCTTTGAGATGCCAGCTTGTGAATATAGCTGTGCGGAAGAAATGATAAAAAAGGCGGAATTATACGAGGCAGGGTTTATATGTTCAGAAAAATTGAGCATTGTTCATCAGAAAAAAGTAGATGAAGTGGTTTCACATGTTCAAAAGCAAATAGATACATCAGATAGTACCGACTCTATACAAAAGAAATTTTGAGTAAAGCCAAAATAGGGGTACAGTACAAAGAGGTACAGAAAGAGAATCCCGAGTCATGGAATGCATTTTTAAGGCGAATACATGAGGTCAGAATTTATGATAGAAATGGAACAGTTACAAGTTATGAGTCTGTGGAAAAATATCTAAGGAGGAAGGAAGAATTCTGCACACTAACCTCGGAAGATGACTGTCCCTTCGGAATACAAGAAAAATTATTATTGGAATAAAATTCTTGATATTACCTTTTCTTCTAAGGGGGGGGAACGGATATGGTAATAAGTTCATATAATGGTTGTAAGGTTAATTGGGTGATTTTTTTGTATGAAAAATTTGTATGAATTCTCGAAAGAAAATAATATAAGTCAGCATCTATATTCTGAAAATAATCAAAAGGATTTTCGGGAAGTCCTGAAGAAAGGAATTTACAAAGAATTACATAAACGTAATTTGCTTTCAGATGCGCAACTTAATTCTTTGATTTATAAAAAATAGATGATGTATTATTGCGCATCAATAGATATTCTGTTATAATAAAGATATCTGTTGATGTGCTATTTTTATGGAGGTAGCACAGAAATGTATGAAAAAATATTAAGAGTTGCGGCTTATGCCAGAGTATCCACAGATAAAGAAGACCAATCGAATTCTTTATCCAGTCAAAGAAGTTATTTTGCAGAGTTCATAACAAATCATGAAAATTGGAAATTAAGTGATGTTTACTATGATGAAGGTATCAGTGGAACACAGACAAAAAACAGAACAGGGTTTAATCAGATGATACAAGATGCCTTGAATGGAGAACTTGATTTAATCATAACAAAAGAAGTTTGCAGATTTGCCCGAAATACAGTTGATACGCTTTCCTATACAAGACAGCTTAAAGAAGCTGGTGTTGGTGTAATATTTACCATTGATAACATTGATACAAGGGACTCGGATGGTGAACTGCGCTTGACGATTATGGCTAGTATTGCACAGGAAGAGTCACGAAAAACGTCCGAAAGGGTTCGCTGGGGACAAAAAAGGCAAATGGAAAAAGGTGTTGTTTTTGGCAGAGATTTGCTTGGTTATACAGTTCATAATGGAAAACTTTTTATTAACGAAGAAGAAGTACCCGTTGTCAAAGCAATTTTCCATAAATATGTGAATGAAGGAAAAGGAACACATGTTATTGCCCGTGAACTTCTGGAAGAAGGCATGCGCCCTAAAAGAATTGCTTTGTGGTCGAATACCGTAATCCTTCGGGTACTGCGAAATGAAAAATATGTAGGTGACCTGTTGCAGAAAAAAACGTATACACCCAATTATTTGACTCATGCAAAAAAATACAATCATGGAGAGGAGGACATGGTATATTTGAAAAATCATCACGAACCAATTATTGACAGGGAGTTATGGGAACGTACACAAGAAGAACTGAAACGACGTTCTCCGTCAGAAGAACAGAAATCAAAGCACAGCAATCGCTATTGGTGCAGTGGGAAAATTCGTTGTGCAGAATGTGGCAGTCGATTTGTCAGTCGAACAAAAAACCTGAAAAATGGTGGAGTATACAGAGCATGGCGGTGTCATTCAGCGGCTAATCATGGAGCTTTAAAGAAAGACGCTGACGGAAAAAATGTTGGTTGTGGTAACTCTTCTATCAATGAACGCGCATTAAAAACCTGTATGAACTATTGTATTACATTTGTTCAAGGTGAAAAAGATACCTTAAAAAAAGAAATTTTAGAAGATATTTCCAAACTTCAAAAAGAGTCCGAAAAAAAAATGAACTCTAAAAAAATCCAGAAAAAAATAGAAAAGCTGGAAATGAAAAAAAGGCAGTCTATTGATTTAATGCTTGAGGGACTTATCACAAAAGAAGATTTAAAAAAACAGACAGATTGGTATAATGAGGAACTTGAAAACCTTAATATTCAATTAGCAGAAGCATTGTCAAAGGACAAGGTACAATCTCGTCAAGTGAATGATATGGAACAGTATATACAAGCTTTAGATGAAATCATGGATATTGGAGAAAATAGTGAACTGTTATATAAGGAAGTATTAGACTATATAGAAGTTCATAAAGGCGGCGTTCTGGATATCTGGCTGAAATGTATTCCCGTAGGAATTCGTTTGAAAATCAGGACTTCTGGAAAACGGGAATTTTTCAAAACAGAGATTTTAGAAACATCTTTTATTGAAAAATAACGTGCGCAATTTTGATACCGATATACCGATATCTGTCAATGTTCCGATTACTTCCCGGTATGGCATTGTATATCGCTGGGAAAGATAACGCATAGAAGCGGCCAATTCGCCGTCGGGACCGCCAAATTGACTCAAAATCACTTGGGCGATCTTTGGATTGGTTTGCGTGATTTTGACGGGATACTGTAATCTTTTTTCATAATTCCACATGAACTAACATCCTCCTTCCTGCCA